AAACCCGCAACCGTTCACAGCTGGAAGAAGCGCGACAAGTGGGGCGACTATGGCCCCCTTGATCAGATGCAGCTGACCACAGCCGCGCGTTACTGCCAGCTGATTATGAAGGAGCAGAAAGAAGGGAAGGATTTCAAAGAGATTGACCTGCTGGCGCGCCAGTCCGAGCGCCACGCCCGCATCGATAAGTTCAGCAACGGCGGGAATGAGTCGGATCTGAACCCGAAGGTGGCCAACCGCAACAGCGGCCCGCGTAAGCCGCCTGAGAAAAACGTCTTCAGCGACGAACAGATTGAAAAGCTGCAGGAGGTTTTCCACGGTTCGATGTTCGGTTATCAGCGCAACTGGTGGGAAGCGGGCAACAAGCACCGTATCCGCAACGTTCTGAAGTCCCGCCAGATTGGCGCAACCTTCTACTTTGCCCGCGAAGCGCTGATTGATGCGCTGACCACCGGCCGCAACCAGATTTTCCTGTCAGCCAGTAAGGCGCAGGCGCACGTCTTTAAGCAGTACATCATTGAGTTTGCCCGTGAGGTGGACGTGGATCTGAAGGGCGACCCGATGACGCTCAGTAACGGCGCGTGCCTGTACTTCCTTGGCACCAACGCCCGTACCGCGCAGAGCTATCACGGAAACCTCTATCTGGATGAATACTTCTGGATCCCGAGATTCCAGGAGCTGCGCAAGGTGGCATCCGGTATGGCGCTGCACAAAAAGTGGCGGCAGACCTATTTCTCCACCCCGTCCAGCCTGACGCACAGCGCTTACCCCTTCTGGTCCGGCGCCCTGTTCAACCGGGGGCGCGCCAAAACGGATCGCGTGGACATCGACCTGACGCACGGCTTCCTGTCGCCGGGTAAATTCTGCGATGACGGTCAGTTCCGGCAGATTGTCACCGTTGAGGATGCGGTGCGCGGTGGCTGCAACCTGTTCGATATCGATCAGCTGCGCCTTGAGTACAGTCCGCCGGAATATCAGAACCTGCTGATGTGTGAGTTTATCGACGACCTCGCGTCCGTGTTCCCGCTTGCCGATCTGCAGGCGTGCATGGTGGACAGCTGGGAAGTCTGGCAGGACTTTGAGGCGCTGGCGCTGCGACCGTTCGGCTGGCGTGAAGTCTGGATCGGATATGACCCGGCCAAAGGCACGCAGCATGGCGACAGCGCCGGGTGCGTGGTGATTGCGCCCCCTTCCGTTCCGGGCGGCAAGTTCCGCATTCTGGAGCGCCACCAGTGGCGCGGTATGGACTTCCGCGCCCAGGCAGATGCCATCAAGGAGCTGACCCGCCAGTACAACGTGACCTATATCGGCATTGACTCCACCGGCGTGGGGCATGGCGTCTATGAGAACGTGAAGATGTTCTTTCCGGCGGTAAAAGAGTTTGTCTATAACCCGAACGTCAAAAACGCCCTGGTGCTTAAGGCATACGACATCATCAGCCACCGCCGCCTGGAGTTCGACGCGGGCCACACCGACATCGCGCAGTCATTCATGGCTATCCGCCGGGCCACTACCGCCAGCGGCAACCGTCCGACCTATGAAGCCAGCCGCAGCGAAGAAGCCAGCCACGCCGATTTAGCCTGGGCAACCATGCACGCCCTTTCCAATGAGCCGCTTCAGGGTGAAGCCGCACACACCAGCAACATCGTGGAGATTTTTTAAATGAGCAAACGCAGGAACCGCCGCCAGCAGGCCACCACTCAGACCGTTCAGACCAGCGCACCGCAACAACCGCACGCGGAAGCGTTCACCTTCGGCGACCCGGTGCCGGTACTGGACCGCCGCGAACTGCTGGATTACGTCGAATGCGTGGTAATGGATAAGTGGTATGAGCCGCCGGTGAGTTTTGACGGACTGGCGCGCACGTTCCGCGCCGCCGTACACCACAGCTCCCCGATTGCCGTTAAACGCAACATCCTGACCAGCACGTTTATCCCGCACCCGCTCCTGAGCCAGCAGGCGTTCAGCCGCTTCGTTCAGGACTACCTGGTGTTTGGTAATGCGTATCTGGAAAAGCGCACTAACCGGTTAGGCGGCGTGCTTTCGCTGGAACCGGCACTGGCAAAGTTTACCCGGCGCGGCACCGATTTAGACACCTACTGGTTTGCGCAGTACGGCCTGACATCGCAGCCGTATGAATTCACCAAAGGCAGCATCTTCCACCTGATGGAACCGGATCTGAATCAGGAGGTTTACGGCCTGCCTGAGTACCTGTCTGCCATCCCGTCCACGCTGCTGAATGAGTCGGCCACGCTTTTCCGCCGCAAGTACTATATGAACGGCAGCCACGCGGGATTTATCATGTACATGACTGACCCGGCACAGAGCCAGGAGGATGTGAACAACATCCGTGCCGCGATGAAAGGAGCCAAAGGTCCGGGCAACTTCCGTAACCTGTTTATGTATTCGCCTAACGGGAAAAAGGATGGAATTCAGATCATTCCATTGTCAGAGGTGGCGGCAAAGGATGAATTCCTTAGCATCAAGAACGTCAGCCGCGATGACATGATGGCCGCACACCGCGTACCGCCGCAGATGATGGGGATCATCCCGAACAACACCGGCGGGTTCGGTGACGTGGAAAAAGCTAGCAGGGTGTTCGTACGGAATGAACTCATCCCGCTTCAGAAAAGACTGACAGAACTAAACTCGTGGCTTGGGGAAAAAGTTATAAGTTTTGAAAACTACAGTTTGGAAAATAATTGAAGATTGTTAGCCAGGCGCGAATGCGCCCGGCTATGAATCACACAAGCTCAAAAGCTGATCTTGAAAGATAAAAGATATCTTCTTCATCACCATCTGTAGATAACAAACCACTTTTTGAAACTTCAAAATTCACTCTTTTATTGTTAATAACATAGGTGGCTTTGACCTTATCAATTACGAATTTTTTTTCATTTACATTATCAGCCAAATCGGACATGGCATTACCTTTAGACACCAGCTCAATACAACCTGTTGAGTCATCGGTAAATCTTAAACCACTGACCTTTACTCTACCAACTTTAAATAGCGTAACCGCTACATTTCTTTCAAGAAAGCTTAATATTTTTGAAATATCCAGATTAATCAGACTAAATGTAACAGCATAGTCAAACCGTGAGCTAATTCTATCTAAAAATTTTTTGATGGATTTTGGCGGATTGGTGACAGATAGTAAAAATATATCCTTTCCCATCATCTCGATTCTGAAATTAAACTGATTAAAGGAGATAACTGTTTGTTCAAAGTCTTCACCAAAGGGATCCGTATACTGGAGAGAAACACTCTCTTTTTCAACATACACGGCTTCCACACATGAATCATTAGAGTTCACATCAAAAAAACCATACCCATTTTCCTCGTTAAAACTCTTGCTTAGAAAATATTCATACAAATCATTTAGCTTAAGCTCAGTCTTCACTCGCATCCATTTTACACGCTGAAGCATTTTTTACTCCTTAAGCATTTTTGGCTTCAAGTTCCATTATAATTGAGTAAGCAGCACTTTCAATAAGTTTAGAGAATTTATTCTCTTCCTGCTTGCTTAAGGAAATGAAATTTTTATTATACTGGCCATTACCCTTATATTTTTTAATTCCTTTAGCTAAATAAGAAAAATCTCTAAAGTTATCTTGATCACTAAATTGTGCTTCAAACTCATAAATATCAGGATCTATTAAATTCTCTCTTGCCCGCCATTTAACTCTGCACATATAAAAACCTCGTTCATAAAGTGAACTAAGCTCTTCTGACTTTAGAACCCCTTCTCCCTTCAAAGAAGCCCTACTGATGTGAACGCCAGTTAAAGTATTTCCAGCTTGTTCTTCTAATTTCTCTGGCTTAGGATGATAAATATACGCATCGGTTACATCATCTAAAACATAACCCTTTAGATTACTAATAAGCTTAATGAAAAATGATGTCCTAACCTTTGGATCAGTTATATGTTCCAGGCTAATCTCTTTGATATCTAATGATGCTGCTTCACCGTCACTCTCTCTCACAGAGATAATTTTTTCTAATGCAGAAAGCAATACATCCTCATAATATTGAGTATGTTCATTCTCTGGGCGCCTTATAAGAAAACCATGATCTGCTGGCTCAAGTTCAATAAGCGCAGTTTTAGTAACAACCTGTTTGAACTCACTCTTATTATAATCAGTAGAAAGATAGGTAATATTAACTTTCACTTTACCATCTAAAGTAGAAATATGGCAAAGATCGTTTGTAGATTCAATTACTGCTTTTAAATCCTCTGCTGCTGATACAACCTCATCAATTTTAATAGATGTTGATATTATTTTTGAAGTTGATTTCTCTCTGCGGCTTTTTACTCCAATGTAAGATGCAATTTTCTGATGGTCATAATAATCATGACTGAACTTTGAAAAATTCCTAGCCAAGTCTTTTCTCGGTGTTTCTTTTGAAATTAAGATACCTCGAGCTAGAAACAATTCCCTTAATTCATTAAGAGAAATTTCTGATTGATTAAGGACATCATCTAAAGCTTTATCTGTAACGCTATGTAAACTTCTCACAATCAATAATCCCAAGAAATAACTTCAGTTGAATAAAATTCTTTTTGAGTTGGCACAACCTGCAACTTTATCTTATGCAAATTTTTCTTAGCTGCCTCATCAAATCCCCACTCAAAAGCAAAAACCTCCAGCGCACGATTAAAATGCGACACTATTGAGGAATTTCTTTCCTTGGCAACAACTCTTATCCGAATGTTATTCTTCAAGTCTAAAATTTGATAACTTGATAATAAATCGAGTAAATACATAAACTCCAACTCAGAATTACCTGGCCTATTATAATATATAACAAAGCCTTTCTCGTGAACTTCCCTCTTAATTCCAGCCTCATCAAAATCATAAACCGGGGAATGTTTAATAATCAAAAATGGAGCAGTCAGTGACTCAATGGTTGCTGGAAGGTACTCATTATCCACTAAAACCTTATGATAAGTAAGTTGTGGATAAAAGAAACCATATTCATTTCTTGGGAATGTATTTTCAACGATCATTTCATTCATATCAGCAATGACTGACATCAAATAATGGATTCTTCTCGGTTCGATAATATGGACTTGCTGTCCAGCTTTTACTTTTAACTTATCCAAAT